AATCCTGATCTGAAGTAGCAACAGTCACAGCATTCGTAATATCTGTGCCTGCTCCAGCTGCACCATTATTAAGTTTCCATGTACCGCCATCCGCAGACTGTGCAATACTCCAAGCCTTAATAACTTTAAATTTAAATGGAGCATTAGCATTGAAAATATTAACTGCAGATGCTTGATTACTTAATACATATTTAACAACGAAAGGTATTCCAAAAGTATTTCCTGTAATTGGATCAAGTTCAGTAGCATTAACATTAGTTAATACGTTTCCTGTACCATCACAATCAAAACTCTTATTCGTAAATACATCCGTTGTGGCTTTACCAACGAGGGTATCAGTAGCATTTGGAAGGGTCAAAGTTCTAGCAGCATTATGACTTGATGCTATAGTCATCTTGTTTCCAGCAGTTGCGCCAGAAAGGTCAAACCCTAATGACTTAGTCAACGCTCCATTTGCTCCAAAAATACAGGTTGCATCGGTCAATGTCTTGTTAGTAAAAGTATCTGTAGTAGCTTTACCAACTAATGTGTCAGTCGCATCAGGCAATGTCAGAGTTCTTGCTTGTGTTTGTGATGACGCTATTGTCATTTTAGTAGCTGCGGTAGCACCCGACAAATCTAAACCAAGTGTTTTTGTCAATGCGCCATTAGCACCAAATATACAAGTAGTATCAGTAAGTATTTTGCTAGTTAAAGTCTGTTGTAACCCTACTAGGGCAAGAGTTTGATTGACACCAGCAAAATCAGGTACAGTCAATACCGAAGCTCCACTACTTTGAGTTGTAGTAGACAAAGTTACATCATTAGCCCCTCCATCTAAAGTACAAGATTGAGCTAGACTTGAAGTAGTTCCAGCAGGTAACTCAGTAGAAGGTTTTCTTATCCAATTGGTACCATTAAAATACAACACATCACCATTAGTCTCACCCGATATTGTTAAATCTGTTACCGTACCTGATGTACTAATATCGGTTGATGAAGCCATTTTTGACCACGCTATGGCAGCTGCCGCATTTATTTCAGTGTTAGTGAGTACTCCTGCACCCACACTACCTACCGTAACAGACTTTGAATTACTACCATCATGGTTATGTCCGCTAGTTATATCCATAATCAGTTCAAAAACTTTTCTTAAATCTGGATTTCTTAATCTAGTTAAATCATATCCGCTATAAACACTCATGCTTTTTTCCTCCTAATAATAAAGTAGCGAAGAGGGTAAAACCCTCTCGCATTAGTTCCTTTATATTCTACTTTTAAGAAGTAGCAAGACTTGTAATTGTACCATGACAGAAACTCGGTCCATGATCAAGTCCAATTTGTCCAAAAATTTGTCCTTCTTCTGCTGCACCTGTCTTAGCAAGTTCTTCATAAAACAAGTTTCCTTTACCAGGAACAGGTTGAAATACAGGTGCTACAACACTCATATCAGCTATAAGCAAAGTTGAAGCTGGCATGAATCTATGTGGTTTAGCAATACCAATATTTCCAAAATCAGTCTCAATTTGTTTAATATTAACTCCCCCAATATTTCTATCTTCTGGAGCATACCCATATATATCAGAAAGTTTCTGTTTTTGGAAGCCGCCGCAGAATATTACAGGATTCTTAAACAAAGCACCATTAGTAAACATTGTCAACAATAGACTATCCATAAGTGCTTTAGATAGCGTTGCAGAAGATGCATTAACCGTATTTACGGTACAAAGTGCAATTAGTCCCCTAGTTTTGTTAGCTACTCCAGCATTAACAGCTATTTGATATGCACCATTCAAAAATGTGTACTCTACATCACGAGCAATTTTTTCTAAAGCTCTAGCAATTTGCCAATCTTTTTCATTTATAACGTTATTTACTGCTCCTGCTGTATTTATGCCGCTTAATCTACCCTGATTGCTTTGTCTTTGATAAGAAATTGATACCTTTTCATGAAATATCTGGGTAACATTCTTATTCTGACTCCTAACATAAGAAATTGCTGTTGGTGCAGTTAAAGAAGCTGTTTCAGTTATGGCAGGCTGTGAAGCCGCTTCATGACTGTATTGTGAATCTGTTGAAAATTCAAAATTTTCAGTCATCATTCCCCCTGTTAATCCACCAATCATTGATAAAAGGGGTGTTGTTATTAGATCACTTGTGAAAAGTTCACCTACATAATTAGGTAAATTCCAAGTTGTACCTGCTGCTACGTTTGACATACTATCATCCTCCTAGATTATTGTTTTTTACTTAATTCAAATATTTTATTTCTTAATACTATTTTTAATGCTGAATTTCCTGATTTCTGTGCCTGAGCATATTGCTCTTCAAGCTGTTCTATTTCTGTTTTTATTCCTCCTATTGGATTAGGAGGCTGTTGAGGAGCTAGGGTGTTAGTCTTATTATTTATATCAAATAAATAAGGTTTTTGTTCCCTTAATATAATAAGTTGTTCTTCTAAACCTTTAACCGTACCTTGTTCATCAATTTCAAGTTTGGTCATGTCTAGAAATTTCATTAAGTCTTCTGGATCTTTTGCTTTATCTGTCACGGCTCTAATTTTAATAGCTGACTGTAATAAAGTGTTTCTATATTTAGCTTCCCAATCGCTATTTTTCTTTTGTAAATCATCAATTGTTTTAGTTAATTCTTCATTTCCTCTAACTTGTTTCTTTAAAGAATCTAATTGCTGGTTTAACTCATCAGCTTGAGTCTTAACTAGATTCTTTTGCCCAATAACTTCATCAAACCTTGACTTAGGAATGTATTCAGGCTTCTCCTTATTGTCGACTATAAGATTTAAGCCTTTTTCCTTCACTATAGGTTCAATTTGTGCCCAGAGTTCATCACCAAAAATTTCTTTTGCCATATATAATATCCTCCTCCACATTTTACGGCATGTGTGCCTAATTTACATACAGTTTAAAGCCATGTCGAGGGCATATAATGCTAACATATGTCTACTAATATTGCTATTGATAATATTATTGCTGTAAGATCTTCTATTTCATCCTCGATACTTTTTCTACGTCCTCCCCCTTTGCATCCCATTATCATACCTCCTTTATTCTAACATTTTTATAACTTTTTTGCAACTGTTGATATTTTTCACTATTAGCATTCTTCATACGTCTAAATCCTGATAATGTTTTTGGTGTCTCATTTGGTAAAACTAATTTATAATTTTCCCATTGTATTCTATCTGCTCTTAATTTAGCTTTTTCTTTCTGCTGTTGATTATAAGTATCAAATTTTCTTTTATTTTCATCATCTACATTAAATGACCTATTAGAAAATTCTTTGTCATTATCTGGGTTATCTGCTAACGCTGGTATATATGGCATTAATACGTGTCTACATCTAGGATGTATATTAGCATGTTCACCAGCATATGCCACAGACAATTTAGGATATCTTGTGTCTTGACCAGATATAGAATACACACGTCCTTGCAGTGAGGCACATATAGGACAACTTGTTGCATGTGAACTCATCTTAACTAGGTCATAGCCTAGATTAGTAAGTTGATTTAACATACCTTTATTTTGTGCCTCACGTGGGGTAGAACGTGCTACCAATTCAGCATACGCATCTAATCTTATATATGAATCATTTTTCGTGCGTATACCGTTAATACCTTGATCAATTAACTTATTTTGTAAAATTTTCTGCATTTCTTTAACTGTTTGACCTTCTGATACTTTTTGAGTAGTTGCCTCTATCCCTGCTTGTCTTATAGTATCATTAAGTTGTCTACCTACAAACATATTTGCATCTATAAAATCTTGATTAGTATTATTTACTAATAATTCTATCTGTTTAGTATGCAATCTAGCAAAAGTTGAATATCCTTCAGCATCAGCTATACCAAGCTTAATAAGCCCTTGTTGTGCATAATTCACACCATTTTTATACTCTTGTGGTATAACTTTAATTGTAAATTTATTTGATTCTTTTAATAACTGTTCTAACTCTTTATTTATTTGTGCTAATAATTCACGTTGATATTGTGTGGTTGATCCTTTTGCTTCTTTAGTAGCAATAATCCTTATCATGTTTTGTTGTGCATTTTGATAAGTATTTATTAATTTATCTGTACTAGAAATCAACCATAATCACCTCTACATTTCAATCAGGTTTTTACATATCAACTTGTTATCTAATTTTCTTCCATTTCATCTTCGGTAGGTAATTTGTTGTTATCACCCGAAAATGGGGGAATTGATAACGGATTTTGCGTAGCTTCTTCATCTTGTATTTCCTCTAATTCCTCTTCTACTTGTTCGTCACTAAGATCATCCAAAACTTGTATAGCACGTTTTTGTGAAATTGTAGCTTTACCACCTGTACGAATATTCATTATATTTGCTAATTCAGTATCGTCATTTGGTATACCATCTTGCCAAGTTATAGAAATAGGTATATTTGTTAAGTCACTAATACTCTCTCCTCCTAATTGAGAACATAATCTCATAGCTTTTTTCAAAGCTGGGTCAAATCTCATTCTTATACGTTTTACTTTAGTTTGAGGGGACATCATTTTTAATTTTAAAGCTGTACCCGAAGAGGCTTGTCCAGCTTTGTCCGTCTCACCCAATAGGGTCGCTCCTGTTTCAGACATGATATATAATGTATTTATAAGGAATTCCAGCTGTTTAAATGCTGAATCTAATTGCCCATTCCATGTAATATATTCAACTGTTGGATCATCTTTAGAATCTTTAGGAAAATAAGACCCCATTTTTAATTTCCATTCACCAGTTATATGATCCTGTTCTAGACACCCACTCGGACCACTTACAGAAGGTGAAGCATGTTTATCAAGAATTTTAGATATTTGTGCAATTCTAACCAAAATTTCCGATACTATTGAATCGATATCCGTATAATCATCATAACCACATATACAATCTGTTGTTCTTAAATTAGACACTTGAATTATCGCAAAATCACTAAGACCTGTCTGTATAATTTTAGAATCAACTAAATTTCCAATTTCTTTACCTTGTAAAGTTTGAATTAATTTATACTCTCGTTGTTCATATGAACCCTTACTGTGAATTTGACAAATTAATCTATAATTATCATCGCTGACGCATACAGTATATGCAATAACATGATATAATATATCCGATGTATTCTCTGGATTAACTACAGGGTACCAGTAAGACGGTTGTGTAAATCCAATTTTTCCACCATCTATATCTTGATATATATAGAATAATCCGTCTCCAAATCTTGATACATCAATTCCAACCATATAAGCAGTATTGTATAAATCAGATTTTTCTATTATTGAATCAATTGTTATTTGTTCTAAATTTACTGGTGACTCTTTTTGTTTAGGGGCTTTTATTTTAGGAGATTCACCAAGTAACATATCAATTATTTTAAGTGTTATAAGTTTTTGATAGTTTATAATAACTGGATATGATACTACCTCTCCAAAATTATTAATGACTCTTTCGATTCGTTTAAATTGTTCATAATAAACTTTATCTTGACGAGTTTTAAATAATAACTTATTATCTTCATATTTTTTCATTCTATCAGATTCACATTTTGGGGGAAATATTTCTCCTGAATTCAAGAAATTCAAATTTGTTAACATTATATTCCTCCATTATCTTTTAAACTTCTAAATTTAGGTTCTCTATCTTCTAAAATAGATAAAATCATCTCCATGCCGTTAAATAGACCTAACATATATAAATCATAATCCCAATTCCCATCTAGACCCTGTATATCTACTAGATTCTTAATGTTTTGTAATTTTTCTTTATTCATTACACTCTCCTTATATATTTATGACACTCACAGGTGCTCTACTACTCTTAACTGGATATAGTGTATTTATAACATATCTTAATGCGTCTAAAGCGTGATCGTGTTCTTTTACTGGTTCGTCTATCCCTAATCTAGTCTTTTTAGCATCCCATACATATGATCCAAATTCTTTTAATAAGTTAGGACAATTTTTCTCAACTATATGTAGTCTTGATTGCTTTATGAATGTTGACACATTCGATATACCATCAATAACTGAATTACTAGCTGGTCGTATATTAATTTGATTCTGTCTTAACAAATTTATAAGACTTGTAGCACTAGGATCAATTATATTACTTGTTATCCTATAACCTTCTATAAAATCTATATAATCATTTAAGAATACTGGATCAGTTTTACTACCATCATTTCTAGTATTATAATATTCATCAAGCACATATACATGAGTTACATTATTTATTATTTTAACACCTATCAAAAGATATACCATAGGATTAGTTATACCATAGTCAGTGCCAACATAATAAGCATCGAATTTTATATCTTTTATATCACTTTCTTTAATACAGCAATTCTTTTTATTAAAGTGACTATATATAGTTCCTTCTGCTAGTACCCATAAACCAAGTATAAATCTATCATAAAAGATACCTGAAAACATGCTCTTATATCTTTCTTTAACTCTCTCTGATAGAGATGGGTTATCGTCTAAGTCAAAATGTAGTCTATATAGATTCTTAGTTTCTAACTGTTGTATCCAATCTGTATTAAAATAGTGATATGGTGAATCTGGATTACAGTTAAACCACAACTTTGATCCTTCAACTGAACATCTTGCTACAGCCTGATTGATAAAGGATTCAGGCATTAAAGCTGCTTCATCAAAAAATACCCCTGCTGCTGTTAACCCTTGTATTAAATCTTGTGATGCTTCATCCTTGCCACCAAACATATAAAAATAATTTTCAATATTTCCTTTTGATACTATGAGTAAATTGTCACTGCGTTTTTCATCTACTGTATATCCTCTTAACATCAAGACAATTTTTAATTTTGATAACACATTTCTACGAAAACTAGCAATAGTTTTACCAGACATTATAAAAGTTTCAAATTCAAAAGAAGACATTGCCCATAGCACATATGATAACGACATTATAAGTGTTTTACCACTTCTTATGCTTCCATCTGCTATGATACCGTCTCTATCTGCTACAGGTGAACCATCAACCCACCATGTTAACAACTTTTTCTGCTTTATAGAAAATGGCACGAATTGAAATATTGGTTTTTTAGTTTCAGTCCTCATCCTTTCACTCCATTTTCTGATATAAACTTCTTATCTTATTTTCCTCTATTTTATCTATGGTAGGTAATATTTCAATTTTATATTTTAAATATAAATCTGCTATCAAATTTTGCTTTCTCGTTCATCATGCCATGTTTCATCTATCGATCCTTTAAGTGCATCTAAGAAACCATCATCAAAAGTTTCAGCCTTAGATACTTTATTCTTATTCCACTTTTCTGGAAACCTTTGAGATAACCAATACATTTGGGCTGATACGTCTGGTGCTTGTTCCTTTAGCACCTTCTTAGTTATAACTTCTTCATATTCACCATTCCATCTACCATCTTCGTCATATACTCTACATCTTTCCTTAGTAACTTCTTTATATTTAAAACCGATAGCACGTTTAAATAAGGCATTTTCAACAACTACTTCTGCATCTTCTCTACCTTCTCTTAAAGCGTCTTGTAGTTCTTCATATTCTGCCTTAAACCGACCAAAAGTAGTTGTGCCAATTCCTAAATTCAATGCTATTTGTGCATCACTTAAACCTTTTCTAGCCCAACCACGTATCATATCAAGTTTTGGTTTTACTCTATCACGCCAATAATTTTTTGATACGACGTGGCTTTCGTTCATATCGATTCACCCCTATATATCTATTAAAACATATAAAAATCATTATGTAAACTTACTTTCAAAGGTAGGCAACACCGTTGTATGACGTTTTTAAAACGCAATTTTTTAGTTTTAGATATAATAACATTCATTTTTCAAATGATATACCCATTTTTTCTTTGTTTTTCGCCATTTTTCATTTTACAATTTTTCTATATAATTTGAAATTCTCGTGATATCTTTTTCATCAAAAATCGATATCTTTTTTCAAAAAAATCGTCTTTTCGTCCGCATAAGTTTACAATGGTGTCAATACCATTTCCGGATTTTCTGGACGATTTTTCTTTGAAATATTCTTTATATTAATTATTTTTATTTTTTATTCTTTTATTTTATTTATTTTTTCTTAACATAAGAATATAAAGTAAAAAAACGTACATTATATAATTATATATAAAAATTTATATCTTTGAACCCTTTTTTGTCGGACGATTTTTATCATTTTCCTTATCATTTTCACGATTTTAAAAATAAATTTGATATCTTTTGGACGATTTTATAAATTATATCAATTATGCCTTACAACTTATAATTTTTCTTATGTTACAGGGTTCAACATACGGACGTTTTATTTTCTAAAATTTTTATACAAAACTTAAGTTATTTTTAAAGTAATGAGAATTACTGCAAAAGGTAATAAAATGATTACCTTATAAAGTAATTATATTTACCTTATAAAGTAATTATCATTACTCCAAAAGGTAACGATATTTACCTTTTACAGTAATTGAATTGTCAATTTTCCGACTTTTAAATAGTCAGAAAAATTTTCGATATCATTTTGCATTTGTATCACTTTTTTCGATATCATTTTATGTTTGTATCTTTAAAAATAATTTAAAAATAATTTTTCAAAAGTGGAATACTTTTTGAAAAAACGGATATACTATTTTCATAAGAGAACACCGATGTAAGGAAAATTCTCTTAACAAAAATTCATTTATAAGGAGAAAATACTATGACAAAATGCGTTTGTAATGAAAAAGTTGTGAAGATGAAAACATTTACAGGAATGGAAGTACCAGGATATTTTCATATTACAAAAGAAACATCTAAATTTTATTTTATTAAAACACAGAAGAATGGTATTCTAAGATTCTCTAAAAACACTTTGACACAGACCCACATAAAGAATAAAAAATATGCAAATATACTTTACTTTCAAAAAGATTAGTGATATAATTAAATTTAAACCCCAATAAAGGAGGAGTCAAAATGAATAGTGATATAATTATGACTGTAAAAGCATCACGAATATTATCAAACTCATGGAAATCAGAATTGATTATTACATCTGCTGGTGTAGAAGGTGAAATGTTGGTTGTTGGTAAACGTACAAGAGGATTTATACCATATCACAAGATTGCAGCTGTAACCATACAAAATAAAATATTTTCATCAACATTATCAATTTTGAATACTGGCGGTGTTGGTAATATTACAATAAATGGATTAAATAAGAAAAAAGCACGTCAAGTATCTACATTCTTAAATGAAAAAATAGCAATGATCCCAAGAACACTATAAAAATAAGACGTAATATAAGAATAAAAATATTTTTTAAACTTTCTATTTACTTTTAAAAGTAATTGAAATATAATTAAAATGTAAGGAAGAAAGTGAATAGGGAGGGAAAATTATGGATACGATATTAATTACCCTGACAGCTTTGTTCACTATAAGTTTATGCGTAATACTTTGGAACACGGAAGGAGGTGAGAATGTGTTTGAAAAAGAATATCAAGACTGTGATACCTGTAAACATGATGATCAATTTAATATGACTCCTTCTGCAATATGTCAAAAGTGTCTAAAAGGGGAAGACGTATATGAGAATTCTAATAATGTAATAATTCCACAACAAGTATAAATTACGAAAAAGGCACCTTCATCAACCAAATATTGAAGGTGTTTTATTTTATCTACCTTAAGGAGGTATTTTATGTCACATATATTTAAAGATGAAATTATTGATATGTTTTCGAGCTATTTGCATGATAGAGACTGGCAAATACAAGAAAATGCAAATACTCAAAAGAGTATAAATGGGCTAAATAATTATGTTAGGGAAATATTCACAAAAAAATATTGGTTATATGAGATTTATCCTACAGAGGTTAGGGAGGCTCATGAAAATGGGGACTGCCATATTCACGACCTTGGGTTTTTCGGTCCATATTGTGCAGGATGGGATTTACGTCAACTTCTTATAAATGGCTTTAGTGGTGTTTCTGGTAAGGTTGAAAGTCTTCCAGCAAGACATTTGCGCTCATTTTTAGGACAAGTTGTAAACTCCACATTTACAACACAGGGAGAATCAGCAGGTGCACAAGCATGGTCAAGTTTTGATACTTACTGCGCACCTTTTATAAGATACGATAATCTTTCTTATTTACAAGTAAAGCAATGTTTACAAGAATTTGTATTTAATATTAACGTACCCACAAGGGTAGGTTTTCAATGCCCATTTTCTAATCTCACATTTGACATAAAGGTGCCGTCAACACTTAAAGATCATCCAGTTATAATAGGTGGTAAGATGATGCAAGAAACATACGGACAGTTTCAAGAAGAAATGGACATTTTCAATAAAGCATTTTGTGCTGTGATGTTGGAAGGTGATGCAAAAGGTAGAGTTTTTACTTTCCCCATTCCAACAATTAATATTACAAAAGATTTTGATTGGGATAATTCTATTGTAGATGCATTTATGCAAATAACATGTAAATACGGTATTCCATATTTTGCAAACTATGTAAATTCTGATTTATCTCCAGAGGATGCAGTTTCGATGTGTTGCCGTCTGAGGTTAGATACTAAAGAACTTCGCAAAAGAGGTGGTGGACTGTTTGGAAGTAACCCTTTAACTGGGGCAGTTGGAGTATTTACTATAAATCTTCCTAGAATAGGTTATCTATCGAGTTCAGAAGATGATTTTAAAGAACGTCTAAAATCTATAGCAGATATAGGTAAAATATCATTAGAGATAAAAAGAAAGATTTTAGAACAACAGTCAGCATCTGGACTTTATCCATATTCAACAAACTTTTTAACAGATGTTAAGAAAAAAACAGGTCAGTATTGGTTTAATCATTTTAGCACCATAGGTATTGTCGGAATGAATGAAGCCCTTATTAATTTTATGGGAAAAGATATTACAACTAATGAGGGGAGAGAATTTTCAATACGCATTATGAAGTATTTAAGAAATTTACTCCTAGAATTTCAAGAAGAAACAGGACATGTATACAATTTGGAAGCAACTCCGGCTGAAGCAACTTCGTACAGGCTTGCAAAGGCTGACAAGGCTAAATACCCTGATATTTTAACAGCTGGGGACAATGTTCCTTACTATACAAACTCAACACAAGTACCAGTAGGATTTACTGAAGATATATTTGAAGTACTAGAAATACAAGATGAATTACAGTCTTTATATACTGGTGGGACTGTTTTACATCTTTATTTAGGTGAAAGTATAGAAGATATAAATATATGTAAAAAATTGCTTCAAAAGATATTTAATAAGTATAGAATGCCCTATGTCTCAATAACACCTACTTTTAGTATCTGTAAAGATCATGGATATATAAAAGGTGAAAATTTTAAATGCCCAATTTGTAATTCTGAAACGGAAGTATGGTCAAGGGTAACAGGATATTTAAGACCCCTTAAAAATTATAATGAAGGTAAGAAAGAGGAGTACAAAAATCGTAAGAAATTTATTATAAAGGGATAAGTATGATTAAAATAGCAGGTATTTCACCAAATTCTATCACTAATGGTTTGGGTATTAGATATACGATATTTATACAGGGATGTAATCATAACTGTTATAATTGTCACAATCCACATACCCATTCCTTTGATGGGGGGATTTTTATATCTAAAGATGATATTATTAAAGATATCAAATATAATTTTTTATTAGATGGAGTCACAATAAGCGGAGGAGAACCATTTGAACAAGCTAAAGAACTGATACCACTAATAAAAGAAATTAAAACACTTAATTTAAATATTTGGATATACACAGGTTACACATTAGAGTATCTATTACAAGATAAACAATCTTATAAATACAACATGGTATGTCTAGCAGATATATTAGTCGACGGTAAATATCAAGAAAATAATAAAACAAAAAATTTACAATTTAGAGGATCTACCAATCAAAGAATAATTGATATTAAACAAACTCTAAAACAAAATAAAATTATTCAAAAATATTTTTAAATTTTCTATTTACTTTTAAAAGTAATTAAGTAATAATTAATTTAGGGGGGAGAAAGATATGAAAGTGTTTTGGGACTTAGATTATAAGAACTGCTACTCAGTCGACAAAACAATATCAGTAGAACAATTTTTAGATCAAGTAAAAGCATCATATTATGACAGAATGGGTATAGAATTATTAAGCACAGACGTCATTGTTAATTTAGATAGTCGAGGAAGATGGTCATTATATGTCAATAATACAAGGAGGCTAAAAAATGAAAACAGTAATGGTAGGGACAATTATCAACGGTGTAAAATCAATTCAAACAGAAAAGGAGTGGAGAGAGAAAAATGAATTTAATGTACTTACTAATGTAATACGACTACTTGAGAATAACATGACTAAACCTACAATATTTAGAGTATTAAATTATCTCAATACATATTTTAAAAGGAGTTGATTATTATGTCAATATTTGAAGAATTACTTTTATCTAATAAGTGCTTACAAAAAGTTGTAAGAAATAGAGAAGATTTAATGTACCTTATAGGGGAAGAACACATGTTACAATTTCAACTAGACTTTAATACACATAGTATGAAAAAACTTATAAATGGGTGGAGTGGGACTGATGTATGTTAACTATAAATCTATCTACAAAATTAAATATGCAGATACAAGTGACTAAATTAGATAGAAATAAGATGTTAAAATTTCAAGTGGAGGACAAACAAGTAAGAAACTGTTGGTGTACAGATGGGGTTGGATGTCCTAAATACAGTTGTCGTCCTTGTTGTCCTCCTAAGGTACCAATGTTTAATGAATTAAAATCACGAAAATATATCTATTTGATTAAGACTAAAATAACAAAAATAGATTATTTTAATTATTCACCAAAGAGTGAAAAAAGTAAATCAGCAAATTTCTTATTTTTAAGTGCAGCACACAAAATAACCCGATCAATGAATAATAAAATAGTACAAGCATTTCAAGGACAAATATTTATAGTTGGTAGCTGCTCAGGCTGCAAATACCAAGAAACAAAGGTATGTAAAAGACTTGCGCCAAGGCTAGAAGGTACTGGAATAAATGTCTGTGAATTATCTAAAGAAATATTTAATGAAGAAATACAATGGAATAAACCTTCAAAAATGATAGCTATTGGAGCAATATATACAGATGAGATTATACAAAAAAGTAAATTCATGGAGGTAGTATATAACTTATATGAAAGGAGGTAGCCACTATGTGGATTGTGGGTATACTATTTCATAAAAATGATAAATACGATATCATAGAACATAATGGCATTAAGTATTATGGCGAATGTTTATTCATCTATAATACTTTTGAAGAAGTACATACTTCATTAATACCTCTACACAAAGCCCCAGAGGGGAGTATTATAAGAATATTTAATTTTTCACATATCTATAATTAAAAGGAGGCAATAGTAATGGATAATGATATGAAGTTTTTAAAAGTAGCTGAACTGATAGCAAAGTTATATTCAGGATGTAGAAAGGTAGCTGTAGGATCAATTATAGTGAAAGATAACACAATTATTAGTTATGGTGCTAATAGAACTATACCTGATATATGTAATACCAAAAGAGGATGTTTAAGAATAGAAAAATATGGTGAAAATTCCAAAATTCATCGTAACCCTGAAGATTGTAGAGCAATTCATTCAGAAATTGACGCAATATGTCATAGTAGAACAAATGTTAAAGGATCTACAATTTATATAACTCGATATCCTTGTGAATCATGTGCCAAAGCTATTATAGCTGCTGGTATAACTACAGTAATATATGGTAGATCACAGAAAATCTCTAAACAAACTGAAGAAATGTTCGATCAGTATAATATTGAATCTATTCATATACCAGATTATATAGCGGATGATGTACTATTATAAAAGAGACTTAATAACCTATATAAAAGGAGACAATTATATGTATTTATCACAATGTGATTTAGAATTATTAAAAAAAGCACAGGAAACTTATGGTAATAAGAATCAAATTGTTGTATCTATAGAAGAGTGTTGTGAATTAGCAGCAATATTATCTAAATATGTAAGATATCCAGATCATGATACAGCTAAAAAAGATTTATATGAAAAAGTATTATCTGAAGTAGCTGATATTATCATATGCTTGAACCATATAATAATGATATTCGATATAGATAAATCTAATGATATAGATAAAGTTATATCTCATAAATTAGAACGATTAAAATTATGGTTAAGTAAAAGTGATAACATATATCAAACAGTACTAGAAAGGGGGTGATATTTTGAATCTTATAGAATTTAATGACTTAATAGGTCAAGATAGCTATGTAAGATGTCAAGGAAAAGAGCGGATTGATCCTGCTATTGTTGAAGCTAAAACAGCTCAAAATCATATATTTTCTGGTGGTACTATAGGTTGGTGGATAAGATCAGGTTATATTGTAGTAGATATAGACGAAGGTAAAGATAAAGCGTTAGAAGTTATTAGTAAATTAAAATTAAATACTTTAATTTGTAAAACAACTAGAGGTATACATCTTTATTTTAAAACTAATAAAGATTATCCTCAAAAAATAGGTATGATATTACCTTTTGGATTAAAATGTGATTTTAGATGTGCTAATAAAGGATATGTATTGCTACCATTTGGTGTAGAAGATAGAGAATTTAATAATGCTAAAGAAATTTCTGAAATGCCTTTAGAATTTACACCAATACCAACACGAAAAGAATCTTTATTAAATAAAAAAGAGGGTGATGGTAGAAATGCTACTTTATTTGCACATCTAATGGCTTATAAAAATAGAGGGGCAAACGATGAACAAATATCAATTATGGCTGAGATAATAAATAAGACTATTTTTTCTGAACCTATGAAATCTCGTGAATTAGATAAAATAATTGATAATACAAAGAGATACGCTGCTCAATCAATTGGTGAAAATCCATATTTAATTTATAACACTAAAGG